TCGAAAACGATGTTTGCAGATTGTTGCTGTTAGTGCAGGAGGATTTGCTGTTGTGAATGGAACCCAATTAATTTTGGGAATGTTACCAACAGTATTGAGACAGGCACTGATTTATAAATTTGCACCAAAGACATACCGAAATAAGTATGAAGTTGAAGAGTGGATCTCGATAGCTAATGGATTGTTAGGAGGACGTCAAGTGCCTCATATTATAGCAAGCCAGTACTATCAAGATAAAGTAGCAGAAATGCTAAAAGAGGGAACACATCTAATAAATGTGGTTCCAAGTGAACAATCAAGAAAGATGTTTGCGATATACAACCGATTAAGTTTCCTTCTTGGAAATTTAATGCAAAAAGAATACAGCAGCGGAACTCGAAGAGTTCCTTTTACAATTCATTTTGCTGCTGCACCAGGACTTGGAAAATCATTGATAACCTCAAATCTTTTGAGGAAAGCTTTCGAAGTGACTGAGCGGGACATGTATTATGTCCCATTGACTGGAGAATTTTGGTCTGGATTTTTGACCCAAAAAGTCATTGTCTGGGACGAATTTCTCATAGGAGAACCACAATCACGAATTGATGCCGCGAAATTGTACTTGGGCCTTTGTAGCACAAGTCCTTTTCAACCACCAATGGCATCGGTTGATAACCCTAATGTTGGTATCAAAGGTACTCATGCTGAACCAGATGTTGTTATAACGATCAACAACACTACACATGACCGAGTACCTGAAATTCCAGTACCAGCGTTTCAACGACGAAGACATTTCGTCATTGAAGCTAAACCAACTGAATTGTTTGTCAGCAAAGCAAATGATCCACATAGTTTAGATGTCAGCAAATTATCTGATGAACAAATTAGAAATGTTCGATGGGCTAAGTTTAGAGCAATGCCAGGAGAATATACACCAGGAGTTGAGAATGCTGCAAGTCCGTGGATGACTTATAATGAGTTAATTGCGAATTTACAAGCATATTATTTTGAACACAATCGCATCAGTGATTTATTGGCTGATGCGTTTGGTGGAGGAATGAAAGAAAAACATGACCCCAAAATGCTGTGTGATGAAATCCTGAGAAAGAATTTCAATGTACCAGCAAAACCAATGTCTGTAACTGAAGCTTTCCTTCAAGTGATTGGTAATACAATCATCTCTGAAGGGGCAGCCCAGTCTAATTATGTTAACACTGAGAAGACTGGTGAAGAAACTGTTATTTCAACAACAGTTAAACGACGAAGACACACACACACTTGTTGTGGTGAGAAGAAAAGACATTTTGAGAATAAAGGAAATTTCACTTGCCACAATTGTGGAGAATCGCAAACATGTGTTTCAATGCCTGATTCATCAGGTGATGATGAACCACATGAAGCGAAAGAAATGGAAGACTATAACACAGTCTGTACCAAACGATTCACCTATGGTGAATTAGTGACAATGGGACCAATCATAGATGAAGCATACCAAATAAATCTTTATACAAAGATTTTTGTTGGAGTTGCTTTATTTGTGGCTATTGTGTCGGGCTTAGTTTCATATTTTGAATATGATGACAATAAGTACTTTGCACAATCGAAAGGACCAAATAAAATACGACACGAAAATGATCGCCGTTCCGGAGGTTGGAAGCGTGGAGTATCGATGACAAAAGAAAGTAAGGACTATGAGATAGTCAAATGTAGAATTGCATTGAGAGAATTCAATGCAGTCCCGATTGGAGGACGATGGTTCCTTACTTTCCACCATGCTTTTACGCATAATGGACAAATAGTAGGAGACGCGGTGCCAATTGAAATTGAACATAAAGGAAGAACATACAAATCGAAGATTTGTTCTCAGAAGTTTTTCCAGAATGAAGAGAATGATATTGTATTGTTTGAGATGCTTAACACACAAATGCCCCAATTTAAGGACATCAGAAAGAGATTTCTTACGTCTGAAGAACTAAGTAATGTTAAGACCATGTCATCAGTTTTGATGACAGGAAATGGAATGAAATATGTGACAGCAGTTTTAGGCCATGATAGATGCTATAGCATTGACGGACACCAAAATTGTCTATCTTTGTGTTGGCGCTATAAAGTAACCTCACAAATAGGAGATTGTGGATCACCACTAATCTCCCTGAGTGGAATGTACCCAAATAGAATTTTGGGCTTGCATGTCGCTGGTTCAGCCAGTAAGACAACAGACCCAGAAGGGATGGCAAATTTTATTTGCCAGGAGGATTTTGATATCTTGACTGAAGAGCAAGTAGTCATTTTTAATGATGATGATATGATTTCACAAGGATATGAATTTGGACCTAATCTTTGTCTTTTTGAACCTGTGCCACCTGAAGAAGTGGTGCATTTACCCGACAAGACAAAATTTTCAAAAAGTGTGTTGCATGGGAAACTTTCTCGTAAACCTGAGAAAGAATTACCAATTCTCTCATCGCGTGATGAAAGATGTAACGGACAAGACCCCATATTGAACTCAATCAAAAATGTGTCAGAATTTGTACAACCAAAATTGGACAAAGATAGATTGAATAAGATTGAGGAAGCTCTCTTTCATAAATTGGACACTAAATTGCAGTGGCCAGCTGGTAAGAGAGAATTGACTTTTGAAGAAGCCTGCAAAGGTATCCCAGGAGTAATGGCATCTTTGAATACTGCTACCTCAGCAGGATTGCCATTGATCAGAGTAAATAAGAGAAAAGGAAAGAAAGATTTTATTTGGTTTGATGAACAAGGAGAGTTTCATTACGATGAAGAGTTCAAGAGACTAGTTCTCAAGAAAATCATCGAAATGCAAAATTATAAGAAAGGCGACAAGATTGAACATAATTTTGTTGGTTATCTTAAGGATGAATTAATGTCAAAGAAGAAAATCAAAGAAGTGAGAACCAGAATGATTTTCGCCAATGATTTGATATGTCTTGTAGCTTTTAGGATGAAATTCGGAGCACTTTTATGTGCGATGAATTCATCTTATAGAACAACAAGCAGTGCTGTGGGTTATAATCAATACTCACATGATATGCAAGACATTTATGACTATTTGACTGAAGTAGGAGATAAGTTTATAGCCGGAGATTTCAAAGGATTTGATCAGAGAATGGTTTATGAGATCCGTCAGATTGCATATAGAATCATAACGCGATTGGCTATTAAACATATTAGAGCTGATTTAGCTTCCTGTGAGTTTATGATATCACATGAAGTAGACACAGCTGCTCAAGTTTGGAAATATAGATTTGCTCTTGTGAGCAATAATTTTTCAGGATGTTTCTGGACGACACAACTAAATAACTTAGTTAATGAGTTATATTTCAGATACATCTTCGATGTGGATTATCCACATCTTGATTTTGAAGACTACATAAGAATCAAAGTTTTAGGTGATGACCATGAACTTTGTAAGAACGGGAAAATATCTTGGACGCCTAAGACCGTGGCTGAATTGATGAAATTGCTTGGGCAAGAGTATACATCAGCTTTTAAAGACCGAGAACTTGAAGATCATTGCTCCAAATTTGAGGAAACACTCTTTTTGGGTGCTATCCCTCGAATTTTGCATGGAAAATGGACTGGAGCTCTTCGAAAGGAGACACTCTTTGAATCAGTGCAATGGACAAGAGATAAAGGAATGAGCTTAGAAGCCACAATGACTTCAATGCTCGACTGTGCTTCACAATGGGATAAAGAGTTTTTTGAACAATACCAGAATGAAGTCGTCGACATGTATAATGAGGAAACTCTTAGTGAGTTTCCGAAAAGATCATGGAGATATCTATCATCAATAGTTGCAGCGCGAGGTGTGGCCAGTGGTCATCACTTTGTAGCTGAGGCAATTGATTGTGAATGGAAACCTTTGGATGATGCTGCGAAACAGCGCATTATCAAATTCTTCCTAAAAAATCATGGGAAGGATGGATATGAGCGGGTTAAAGGACGTTTGGAGAAAATTTTTAAGAAGAACGATCAATTTGCCGAGCAGATAATGTTAGCAGAAGGTTCGAGAGAACCTTTGACATTAACACAAGGATTAACTACTATTCGAACTGAGACAAAGCCAAATGTCTTAGTGAACAACAAAGAAAACATGAATAATCTAGCATCCAAAGCTTTGAATGAACAAGCTATGGAATTAGGTTATGGATTGGAATCGTATATGTACCGATACCAACAAGACTGGACACAATCAACAGCATCTGGAGCAGTGATAACTTATTTTCACTGCCCATATGACTTCTTAACAGAAGGGAATGCTGGAAATTTGCAAAGCATGCCTTTTCAACGATTCATTTATACACAACCAGATTTGATCGTTGGTATGCAAGTGACAGGAAATCCTTTTCAACAAGGATTAGCAATAGCGGCTTTTAGACCGCTAGGATTTGATTCAACAAACATGACCATAAGTAATATAACCGCTTATGATCATGTCTTTTTGACACCAAACAACAACACAACACAGGAAATTAGGATACCGTTCCGATATTATCGCAGTGCTTTGAACACTTTGGCGATGTCTGGAACAGCTGATAGTTTAGGATACTTGCACATTATGTGCATTTCACCAATAACATCGGTAGTGACGACACAAGATGCTGTCATCACTTTCTATTCCAAATTTGGGCCTAGTACCAAATTTACAATTCCTAGACCAATTCCAACTGGTACCGATTTACTTACAGGAGGAGATGGTTTAGAGCAAACAGTCTATACTAGTCTGTTTGTTTCAGAAGGAAATCCAATGATTGCTGAGGGTATGAACTTTTCGAAAGTTTATCAAAACACTCAGTATGACATTGGTGATGTGGCTGGAAATATACCAATCCAGCAAAAAGGAGGAGACATTAAGCTAGACCAAGATGCTAAAGTAGCCGATAAACTAGCTGTGGACATTCCTATGGATAAACCACCCGTTGCGGGTAGTTCAATCCCTGTCTTCTTACAAACTGGAGGAATGTCAAGGACAACAGGACCAAATGTGACTGTTGCTATGCAACATCACCATCAAATGATGCATCGAGAAATGTTTTCAGAAGAAGCATCAATTGAGACTGATATAGGATACTTGTTATCAAGACCATGTATTCTAGCCCTACCAACCGTGAACACTGGAC